CCGGCAGCGAACTTCGCCATCACGGGCGTCGATCCGACAAAGCTCATCACCGTCAACGCCTTCAAGAGCCGCCTCTGGTTCGTGGAGCAGAACAGCACGCGGGTCTGGTATTTGCCGACGCTGTCCATTGGCGGCGCCGCGCAGCAGCTCGATTTCGGGAGCCTGTTCAGCAATGGCGGTTATCTAATGGCGATGGGTGACTGGTCGCTGGACGCCGGCTATGGTATGGACGACTACGCGGTGTTCGTGTCCTCGCGGGGGCAGGTCGCGGTCTACAAAGGAACGGATCCGGCGAGCCCCTCAACCTGGGCCTTGATCGGCGTTTTCGACGTCGGCTCGCCGATCGGCCGGCGCTGCCTGATGAAGTACGCGGGCGACCTGACGATGATCTGCCAGGACGGTCTTGCGCCTCTGTCGAAGGCCATGATGTCGTCGCGGGTCAACTCGCAGGAGATGTTGACCGACAAAATCCAGCACGCGATCAGCGATTACATCTCGACCTACGGCGGCAATTTTGGATGGGAAGTGGCACTGCTCCCGAAAGAGAACATGCTGCTGTTGAATATCCCGACCGGGCCGACGACGTCGGTACAGGCCGTGATGAACACGATCAGCGGCGCATGGTCCCGGTTCACCGGGTGGAACGCGGCATGTTTCGAACTGCATTCCGACGCTTTGTACTTCGGTACCTCCGGTGGTGTTGCGCTGGCGTGGAGCACGAATGCCGATGCGGGCGCAAACATCAATTTCAACGCACAGCAGTCATTCAGCTATTTCGGATCTGGGACGCAGCTCAAAAAAGTGAGCATGGTTCGCCCGATTATCTCGACTGACGGCCAGCCCACGATCCTGCTTGGTGTGAACGCGGATTTCGATATGTCCGACCCGTCAGGCAATCCGACCTTCGCGCCGATCACCCCGCAACTGGCCGTGTGGGACACGTCGGTATGGGATGGCTCGGAAGTATGGGGCGGCGATATGTACATCAAACGCGACTGGCAAACAGCCTTCGCGATCGGCTATTGCCTGGCGCCTCACATGAAGGGCTACGTGTTGAACACGCGGATGCGCTGGGCGTCGACGGACCTGCTCGTCGAAGCAGGGGGTGTGTTGTGATCGTCATCAGCCAGCACGTCGCCCGGTGGGTTGCCGAGCGCACCGGAGGCCAGTACTTCGACGGCTCCGGGCAAGGTATCGGCTGGGTGAAGGACGGAGAGCTGGTGGCCGGCGTCCTGTTCGACAACTTCACCGGGCGTTCTGTGCAGATGCATGTCGCTGGCATCGGCAAGCGATGGCTGGTGCGTGATTACCTGCATTTCTGCTTCCGTTACCCGTTCGAGCAACTGAAGGTCAACAAGGTGGTAGGGCTGGTGGACTCGAACAACACTGCGGCGCTGCGCTTCGATTTGCACCTGGGCTTTCAGCAGGAGGCCGTGATCAAGGATGCCGGCCGGACCGGCGACATCATCGTTTTGACAATGACACGCGAGCAGTGTCGCTTTTTGGGGAAATAGATCATGGGCAAACCTTCCGCACCGCCGGCACCGGATTACACGGGCGCTGCAAAAGAGACGGCGGCTGGCAATCTGGATGCGGCGCGGCAGGCCACCGCAGCGAACCGCGTCAACACGTACACCCCATATGGGAACCTAGAGTACTTTCAAGACTCGAACAATCCCGACAAGTGGACGTCGATGGTGTCCCTGTCTCCTGACCAGCAAGCGCTGCTCGACCAGCAGAACAAGACGAGTCTGAATCTCGCCAACATGCAGGATCTGGCGACGACTCGCGTTCAGCGTGCATTCGGGAACGCACTGCCTACGACACTCAATGCGGACAAGATGCCCGCGCCGACCACGTTCGACCCCAGTCAATCGCAATCGCCGACGGCATTTAACGCCGGCCTGTATAGCGGAGCCACCACATACGACCCGCGATCAGCGAAGCTCGGGGCCGCCTACGACCCGACCCAGGCCACGAACAATGCTTCAGACCTGATCAACGCACGCCTGCTGCCGCAGCAGCAGCGCGACCGGGCAGACCTCGAAAACCAGCTTGCCAATCAGGGCATCATGCCGGGCTCGGAAGCATACCAGCGAGCAGAGGATCAGCTGGGGCGCGACCAGAACGACGCGCGCCAGCAGGCACAATTGCAGGGCATCACGCTGGGCCAGCAGCAGCAGGCGCAAACGTTTGGCCAAATGTCCGACAACGCGCAATTGCAGGCGCAGTTGCAAGGCCAGCAGTACGGCCAGCAAACGAACAACGATGCCTTGTCTGCCGCACGGCAGGCGCAGCAGTATGGCCAGCAGTTGCAAAACCAGACGACGCGGGCGCAGTTGCAGGCGCAGCAGTTCGGCCAGCAGACACAGAACCGCATGAACCAGGCGCAGTTGCAGCAGCAGCAGTACACGCAGCAGGCGGCGAATCGAAACATTCCGATAAACGAGTTGAACGCGCTGCGCACCGGCTCGCAGGTGTCCAATCCGGCGTTCCAGCAGGCGCCCCAGCAAGCTACTACCTATGGCCCCGATATGTTTGGGGCGGCGAATGGCTTGGGCCAATACAACCTGGGGCTGTACAACTCAAAAGTCGGCAGCAGCAATAGCGGACTGGGTGCGCTTGGCACTTTGGGCGCGGCCGCCATCATGGCGATGGCTTAATCCGTATGCATATTTACCACCACGAATCTGTGCGGGAGCTCCAATAATGCCATCCGGGAATCCATTCACCAGCGCGCAGGCGCCGCAGACCATGCAAATGGTTGCTCCGGACCTCGCCACGCAGCAAATGCAACTCGCACGCCGCCAGCAACTTGCCGACATGTTGCGGCAACAGGTGCTCCAGCAGGATCAAGGCACACAGGTAATTAATGGCTGGGCCGTCAATAAAAGCCCATGGGAAGGCGTGTCGAAGATTGCGCAGGCGCTTCTCGGCGGCTACGTGCAGAAAAATGCCGACGAAAAGCAACTCGCGCTGGCCAAGGCGATGCAGGGTCGAATGGGCGACATGTTCAATTCGATGGCTGGTGCATCTCCCGCACCCAGCCCGGCGCCCGCGCCCAGCCCTGACGCCGCTCCGGAGCAATCGGCCGCGCCAGGGGCGCCCCCGCAGTCGGCCCCGTCCGCTCTGCCGCCGCAAAGCCAGATCGATCAAATCCGCAACCAGGCGAAGGCAGCTTACCTGATGGGCAACACCGAACTGGCAAACAAGCTGCTGGAAAACATCAGCACGCTCACAAACGAGCAGAAGAACATGGCGGCGATGGGCCAAGACCCGCTGGAGATGGGCCGCTATGGCACTGCTGCCGCACGCAAGGCCGGCATCATCGAACTGCAACCAGGCACGACGGCGCTCGACCTGTCTACCGGTCAGGAGCGGTTCCAGCCGAAGGTCGGCGAAGGCATTTCGCTGAACAATGGCGTGGCGTCCGCCCTCCCCGGCTATGCCGGCGCGAACGCGGCGATCGCGGGCGCATCGGCAGACGCAACCGCACGCGCGCAGGCCGGGCACAAGCTGATTACAGTGAATACGGCGAATGGCCCGGTGATGATGACGGAGGAGCAGGCCGCGCAACAGGCTGGAGGTGGGCAGCCGGCCGCCTCTCCTGCGCCTGCGGGCGCTGCGCCGCAGGTCGACCTCATGCACATGACACCCGCGCAAAAGGAAAAGTTCATGGCCACGGCGCGTGCTCAATTCGCGCTTCGGCCGGGCAGCACGCCGGGCACCAGCGTCGAAGCCGGGCCTCCCGCAGCGGCCAGCCACGTCGGCATCCCGCTGAAGACGCCCGCGCAGGAGGCGCAGGAATTGGCCGACGTAAAGGCGCGCACCGAGCCAGGACTGGCGCAGAGCACCAAGGAAGCCACCGACATGGCGGACTATGGCAAGACGCTCAATGGCCACCTAGCGGATTCGCAAGCGCTCTTGCAGCGCATCGAACAGTCCCGTAATGCTCTCGCCAAGTTCAAGGCCGGCGGTGGCGGCGATACACGCGTTCAGCTTGCGCAATGGGCGCAGGCGATCCCCGGCATGCCGAACTCAATCGTCGACAAGATCGCAGGAGGCGACCTGAGCGCTGCGCAGGAGTTCCAGAAGTATGCGGCACAGGAAGCGCTCGGCACGATGCAGCAGGCGCTGGCAAGCGATACCGGCAAGGGATCGCAGGGCAACCGGATCGCGATGCAACTGTTCATCAAGAACAACCCGAACCTTGACACCGATCCGCGCGCCATCGAGAAGATTTTCAACTTCCAGACACAGTTGCACAACCAGATCAAAGCGCAGTCTGACGCCTACCAGCAGTACAAGAAGACGCCTGGGAACAATCCGGCCGACTTCCCGAACTGGTGGGCATCCGAGGCGATCAAGCGCGGCTTCGTGAAGCCTGAAATCAAGAGTGGCTACGCCAAGGCCGTGCCGCCCGAAGTGCAAGCAGTCCTGGACAAGTACAAATAATGGACGACCTCGACCAACTTCAAGCCGCGCTTCTCAAGGCAGATGCGGCCGGCGACACGGCCAGCGCGAAGATCCTGGCCGATCATATTCGGACGGTCACGGCGAAGACGCAGCAGCCAGCGCAGGCCCCGGCAAAACAGGCGCCTGGCGCGCTGTCGAATGCCTGGGGTGGCGTCAAGAATCTCGGCCTCGGCCTGTACCGTGGCGTCATGGACCCGATCGATGGCGGCGCGCAATTGGCTGCACATGGTGTGTCGAGCGCGGTTCACTCGTTGGCCCCTGGATCCGCCGCAGACAAATTCTTTGCTGATCAGGCGCACGGCGTGGACACCATCAACACGAACCGCGAGAACCAGTATCAGGCGCTCACGCCCGGCTCTGTCGCTGCCGGTTTCGGCCGTGTCGGTGGCAACGTCATCATGCCGATCAAGGGTACGCAGACGGCGCGCGGCGCCAGTCTCGGGGCGAAGCTGGCCAGCGGCATCACGACAGGCGTATTGGTAGGTGCGTCTCAGCCGGTGTTCAACGCTGGCGAGCGCGACCTGGGCAGCCTGATAACCGGCCAGACGCCGGTCGATTACTGGGACGAGAAGGCCAAACAGGTCGGGCTCGGCGCTGCGCTGGGCGGCGGCCTGTCCGGACTGGCGGCTACCGGCGGCGCCGCAAAGAACGCGTTGCGGCCGGTCGTATCGCCGAAATCTGCTGTCGGCGATCAGCTTGTAAAGGGCCTGGCCAAGGCAAAGGCAGCCGCGCAGGCGAACGGAGCCCAGGACGCCGCCGGCACCCTTTCGAGTCTAACCGGCAGCCGTGACCCGGCTGACGTGCTGGCGCGCCTGCAATCGGCCGCTCCGCTGGTAGAGGGCTCGTTGCCCACCACCGCCCAAGTGGCCGGCGTGCCAGAATTGGTGATGGCCGAGAAGACGTTGAAGAATAACCCGGCCTACCGTGGGCCGTTCGAGGATCGCGCGATCACCAACAACCAGGCGCGCCTGGCCCAATTGCTGAAGGTGGCGAAGACGCCAGCAGACCTGCAAGCGGCGATCAACGCGCGTGCGGCCGAAACCACCCCGCTGTATGACGCAGCCAGCGCGGCTGAATTGCCGGTCGACGACGCACTTGGCGCCCTGCTGGCGCGGCCGTCGGCACAGGCGGCGATCGCGCGCGGCAAAAAGCTGGCCGCTGAAAAGGGCGAGCAAGTAGGCCTGGATATCGGGGCTCCTGCCGGGAGCTCGTCGTCGGCGATTCTGGATGCCTCCGGCCGGCCGATCACCGACATCGTGCCCGCGCGACCGGCCACGATTGGCGGCAACATGCTGCAGTATTTGAAGATGGGCCTCGATGACCTGCAAAGCGAAGGTCGCACGCAGGGCATTGGCTCGCACGAGGCGAAGGCGCTGAGCGACACGCAAAGTGCCCTACAGGATTGGATGGAAAAGAACTCGCCTGACTTCTCGAAGGCGAATGCAGCCTATGCCAAGGCGAGCCAGCCGATCAACACGATGCAGGCCGCGCAAGATCTGTATGGTGGCCTGTCGAATGGCACGCTGAACGCGGCCGGCGACGTGTCTCCAATGCTGTCGCAATACCGGACGCAATTGGCCAAGGCGCTGAAGAACTCCCCATACGGTATCGATCCGGAGGCGCAGAAATCGCTTGAGGCGATTCAGCAAGACCTCCAGCGTGAGACGGTTTCCAACTCGATCAAGTCGCCTGGCTCGGACACGTTCTTCAACGCACAGGCGCCCAACTGGCTCAGCGGGCAGCTATTCGGCGAGAACCTGGATGGGAAATCGTTGCTTGGGCGAGTTGGAGCCGGGGTTGGTGGCTTCCTGACCGGCGGCCCGATGGGAGCGGCCGGCGGCGCATTGGGGGCACAAAAGGTTGGCCAATTCGTCGGCAACCGCGTCAACACTGAGTTTCAGAAAGCGATGCTCGATCCGGAGTACTTCGCGAAGCTATTGGCCGAGGCGCTTGACCGACAGTCGAGCGCGCCGACGACGTTCCAGAAGCTCGCGCCAGCCTGGACGCGGGGGGCGACAGTTGGGGTGGAAAACGCCCTGTCGCCTGGCCCGTAGCCGATCAACTATCCCTGGAAGGAACAGGCAAGCAGCAATTTTAGCAGCAAGAAAGATGGTCATTTTTATCCCTGTGAAGGGACTTGTGTAAGACAGACGAGAGAATATCATGCCGCGTAACGGTTCCGGGACGTACTCCCCTCCAGCTGGTCAGCCGGTTGTATCCGGTACGGTCATCAGCGCTTCAGTTTTCAACACCCTTGTGGCCGACCTCGGCACCGAGTTCACCCGGTCTCTTGCCACGGATGGCCAAACCACGATGGTGGCGAACCTGCCGATGGGCGGCTTCAAGATTGTCAATGTGGCCCCCGGTACCGTTGCCACCGACGCGGTGCAGCTTGGCCAGCTTACGGCATCCTCTGGATCATCTAAATTCGGATTCATCCAGGCTGGCACCGGGGCAACTCCCCGAACTGGCGAGGCCAAACTACGCGACATCATCAGCGTGCGCGACTTCACCGGCGATACGGTCGACGGAACAACGTCCAATCAAGCTGGGATCGTCGCAGCCGTGGCGGCTGCGATAGCGGCCGGGGCGGCCCTGTACTGGCCGGCCGGGACGTACGTATCGACGGCTACAATCACCAGCCTGCACAGTGTCCGCCACATCGGACCGGGCATCATCAAGCGCGGCAGCGATCTTTTCTACGTCGCGCCGACCGGCAGCCAAACGAACAATCTCTATATCTCACCCTCGGGTACGGGCGACGGTTTGAGTGCTTCGGAACCTAGCTCCGAAGCGGGCGTATTCGCGGCACTGCTCAACTACGGCCCGGTGTTGGACGGTCAATGGAACGTGCGACTTGCTGCCGGCACCTATCCGGGCGGCGTCACGATGACCGGCCTACGCAGCCGGAACTATCTGGCGTTCTACGGCCCGAGCGTCGGCGGGCACCCTAATGTGCCGACCGCGCTCGTCGATGGCACCGGAAGCAGCGCAGACCACGGATGGTATTTTCAGACGAACATGACCTTGAAAGTCCAGGACATCAAGTTTCAGAACTGGACGACGCAATCATATTCGCACGGTATCACGGCACTTGAAGCATCGAAGCTGTACACCGTCAACGTGCATACCGCCAACTGTTCATATGGTGGCGTCGACATCGAGGACCGGTCGCAACTCATCCTGTCGGGCGGTATCCACAACAACGCCATGTATTGCATACGCGCCACCTACCATTGCACCGTGTCGATCGGCTACAACGGCGCCACGGCTGGCCGGCCGCAAATCACCGGCGCCGTCGCTGGCGGCTCCGGCATCCTACTCAGCGACTATTCGCAGGGCCACATCGACTACTGCGACATCTACGGCTGCGGCGGCTCGGGCGGGGCGGTCGGCCTGGTGAATATGTCCAGGGTGGATTTGAATTACAACGTCTTCGGTGCCGGCACACCGAACTACTACAACGTCAGTTGCTCGATCGGCTCGACCTACATCGACAACGTCAGCAACACGTTCAACGCGGCGACCGTAAAAAGCATAGTGCTGCTGGGTTTCTCGCTCGACTGGTCCAGCAATGGCAACGTCTTCTACGACCAGGCCAGCGGGAAAATGCGTATTGGTCCGTCGACTTCATACACCACGCCGCCAGGGCGCCTGCACGTCAAGGATAGCGACGGTGGGGGCGTCACCTATTTGTCAAGTACGGTGCTTGCGGTGGAATCATCCACGAGCCCCTACATCTCGCTGGGGTCTCCTGGCACGTCGGAGGCGGGGATCCTCTGGTCGAAACCGAGCGTCAGCAATCAAGGGAAGTTTTTTTACAACTTCACGGACGATACGTTCCGGATGATCGTCGCTGCCGGCAGTAATGCGTATCGGTGGGGCTCCACGTTTTTCATTCCTCCCACCGATAACTCTGCCACTGTCGGTTCTACGAGTTTCCGTTGGTCAAACCTGCACTCGATCAACGCGATCCTCTACCCGCCATCCAGCGTTACCCCGACTGTGAACGGGTCCATGACGTTCGAACTCACCAATGACACCACGCTAAAAATCAAGGTAAAGGGATCGGACGGCACCGTACGAAGCACAACCCTTACTCTGGCATAACCACCTGCATAACCAAACCATGAAAGCCCCGAACATGAGTGAACCAATCTCCGGCGCCGCCGCCAGCGCCGTAGGCCTGAAAGCCCTTGGCGGCCTTGCAGCGGGCAGCGGTATTGCCGCTGGCCTCGCATCCGTTGTCGTCATGAGCATGACCCATCCGAAAGACGCCAACGAATGGCGTGTCGCGCTGATCTCCACGGTCGTTAGCTCGATCGGCGGGGGCTGCGCGCTCATACGCTACCTCGGCATCCAGAACTGGGCCAGCGACACACTCGGGTTGATCGGCCTGGGCGGCATCATGTTCGCGACCGGCTTGCCTGGCTGGGCTCTGGTGCGTGCCTTCTTCCTCTACCTCGACAAACGGAAAAACATGGACTTGCTCGAAATCGGGCAGGAAGCCAGCAAGGCGGCGAAGGAGATCGTGTGATGCCACCGAGCGCCTTCATCGGCATGCTGGCCCAGGCCGCGCAGGACTGCCAGCGCAAGACCGGGATACCGGCATCCATCACCCTGGCGCAGGCTGCGCTGGAATCCAGCTGGGGCGCGCGCGCCATTGGCAATAACCTTTTCGGCATCAAGGCGGACAAGTCGTGGACCGGGCCGACCATCACCTTCGGCACGCACGAGCACCTTAACGGCGAGGACGTCGCTATGCCCGACCGCTTCCGGGCCTATCCGGACTGGCTGGCAAGCATGGTCGACCACGCGCAATTCCTGTTGAAGAATCCGCGCTATGCGAAGTGTTTCAAGGAGACGACCGGCACCGGCTGGGCACGCGCGCTCCAGGCGGCCGGTTATGCAACCGATCCGGATTATTCGGCAAAGCTGCAAAGCATCATTCGCGATCGCAACCTCGCTTTCTACGACCACCCCACCACCTAAGGAGAACTTCCATGAGCTTCAATTTCGATAACTTCATGACCGCCATGGCCAAACTACTGCCCGTAGTCGGGGAGACCGTTATCGCACTGCACCCGGATAACCAAAACGAGGCAATGAAGATCCGCGTCGGCGCCGGGTTGGTCAAGGCTATCGTCGACAGCCTGCATCAGTCGTCGGCGGGCGTGCAAGCGAATGACCCGAACAGTACCGGGCAGTGAATGCGAGGTGAGCTTCTACTTTTGGCTATCAAGGCATAGCTTTTTGACTATATCAGAGTAAGTGCACGAAGGCGGATGTGAGGCATTGAGATATGGCTTGATCCGACGTATGTAATATGCCTCAACGTCCGGCGCAAAGAACTTAGGTACCTCGAAGTAGGTATGCGACGTCCAGCGGACTCCATTTCGCTCGTGCTGGGAGGTCCGGTCGGCGAAGTTCTTTGTCTGGCCGACATAGAAGCAATCGTCATCATCAAACAGAAAATAGACGCCGCTTGCCCTTGGCATGTCACGGGTAGTTCGCGCCGCCCGGATCTCTTCGTCGATGAAGTGGAAGCATCGGGCATAATGCGCTAACCAGTCGTTTGGTATCCTATGCTGGCTGTTTGATGGAAGCCACTCGAAGTTCCTATCGACCTCCGGAGACAGTTCCCGCACCGGAATACGATGCCGCTCGTAGTCGTACAATGCCTGCCAATCGTTGAGATCGCGTGCAATATTTTCTACCATTTCTTTGCCAACTCCACTTGTAAGCTGCTGATATTGTGGAGTTAACGTTACCGGCTCCGGGCACCAGCTGCCCATGCGGCATTCAGTTAAAGTGAATACTTCTGTTTTATGTTGGCCTGGTTCCGCAAAAGCGAAGCATTTCCGCAAACGCTCATGTCGTCACTCAGGCCGACATCGCGTCATCAGTCCCGAGCGCGCGCGCATCCCCCACCCGATTCCGTCCCGCCCGCTTGGCCGCGTACAACGCCGCATCGGCCCGCTGCAACAGGCCTGAAAGCGTTTCCCCGACATCGAGACTGGCCACGCCCACGCTGACCGTATAGCGCACGACCGCACCCGCGGATGCGGGCACGCAGGCCCGTTCGAGCGCGCGCCGCAACTCGTCCGCCTGGCGCACGGCGGCGTCCGCGTCGGTGCGCGGCAGCAGCACGGCGAATTC